CTGTTGGGACTACGTTAGCCTCACCATCAACAAGAACTGATAATGAACCTAATGTTCCTGCTAAACCTGGTACTGATGCTATTGCTTGAGCGTTTACGCCTGCAACTGGAGCGCCAACAGTAAGCGCAGATGGAGCTGTAACATTAACGGGCAGATCGCCTTCACCAAAGCCTAATTGACCCCAGGTGCCACGACCCCAACCGTTTAGTTGTTGAGCCATTTTACGCTATTCTTATAATCGCTGTCGCAGCTGCCTTTGCTGGAAATACTACTGTAAAATCACCTGCGGTAGAAGTTTTATCTCCACCAAAATCTATAGTTGCTACTGATTTATCGCCATTTGTGTCGTTATAGATCATACAGCCTCTTGCTGTAATTGTAGCTGTACTAAAGGTTAGGTCATTAAAGTCAGTTACAGCGGTAGTACCTGTAGCAGAAGGTGTTACGTTAGTTAACGCAGAACCACCTGAACTATAGTTAGTGCCACTTGCTTGACCAGTTGTAGTAAAAGCAGTTGTAGTAGCTCCCAAAGTTGCTGAACTTGTATACAAGGCTAACTTAAAACTGTTACCACTACTGTTAGTGAAGTTATGAGTGCCTGTCAACAATTCTGTTTTGAAGCTTGTTGTCAATGTTGATGTTATTGCCATATTAAATACCTTTAATTATTTTTGCCAAATCCTCACTACCCCCTTTAGATAAATCTTGAATTAAGGTAGCTTTATAAGATTTTAAAGCATTTTTGATATATATCAAACATACTTTATATATTAGGTCTCTATAAGCTCTGGCTTGGGCTTTAATATGCTCTTCATTATCATCTGAAATACCTACTATTTTGTCCGTAAGTTGCTCTGCCCAAAACTCAGGAGGATGGCCTCCAAACTGAGTTGTAGCTATTTCAACCATTCCTAATTGTGGCAATCCATCTGGTGTTATTTTTATTACCATTTTTTAGGTTCCACAGGTTTATCTTTCTTTATATGAGTGTCATATCTGTCCATTAAAGTTGGTTCTTTAGGTTTTTCTGGCTCTTGATACTTCATAGCTTCACTACGTTTCATACTTTGTAGTTTGCCTTCTTCATCTGACATAACCAGTAAAGGGTCATCTAAACGATGATATCCGTATAATTTATCTTCTGCTGGAACTGCTGCATCGAGTAGGTAACTAGAAGAGGCAACCTCAACTTTCATACCTTCACTCATACATTTGCTTAACCAAAACTCAACACAAGCTCTACCAGCTTCTGCAAAGTATAAGTTTCCTTTATAACCAAAATCTACGCCAAATAACTGTATATGAGCAACTTTATTGTATAAAGCAAATGCTATTACATAGGCAACAGTATTATTAAAGTAATGGCATCCCCATTCTTCTAATACTTCATCTATTGGATATTCAACCAGACCTGGACATCTATCATCTAGTTCACATGTGTATATTGGACCTTGATGTTCTTTTAATACTTTTGCCATACTATTAGTTTGGCCTCCAGCATCATCTGTGTCTAAGAATCTAGACGCTGGGTCCATCATAAATACTCTATCGTGAAATATAACGTCAGAAACTGCGTTAATTGCCCATACTTCATCAAATTCTGCACCATGGGACTTTGCCATGCAGTAATCAAACCAACTCCTACCCATGCCCACAATGGCTATATTCTTCCCCTCAAGCTCCTTGATTGGGTTCATCTACTTCTCCTTTTTTTTAAGTTAACTAACTTGCGATCGAAGGGAATCATAACGATATTCGTCTCGTCTTCCTCTTGCTTCGGCTCGTTCTTTTATTCTTGCTATTTCTTGCGAGAATCTATTTTCGTAATTTGCTAATATATCTGGCTCACCTTTCATAAAGGTATGGCCTTCTATTAAAGACGCGTATAGCAGCGCATCTCTAGCATTAACAGATAACCACGTCCCTGCGGTATCTGATACTAAACTGGTTGGTCTATATAAGTAATGTAACTCTACTGTATAGTTAGCGTCTGGTATTGGAGCTAGTGCTATTGTTGAACCAGAGCTAGTTGATGTTGAATAAGCTTTATCGTAATCTGCATAATACTTTGGCAATCCTCTTTGTGATGTATCACTTAAGTCTGGAGCATATTCTTGCATAAAACTTGGATGTTTCTTTAATAAGAAACTAAAATCATTAGTAGTTGAATCTATAACTGCCAATGAAAAGGTAAGTAAAAAATCTGAAGGAGCAGTTAAGAATCTATTTCCTGCTGTCAAAGTTCCTTGAACATTCTTACGAAATACATCTTCTTGAACTAAATTAAATATTCTATCTTCAGCATTTTTAACAAAATCTGGAATAGTAGAATTAAAAGTAGCCTCATCATTATTGAGGTAGTTTTGAATTAATGTTGTTATTTCTGAATAAGTCATAATTAATTAATTGTAACCTCTCCAACGGATGATGTCATCGTAAATCCTTCTATAGAACTGCCTAATATTTTGTCATTATTTGACAATACATAACCAAATCCTACTTCAAGATCATTACTTGGTCTTGGTTCATATAAAGATTGTGGGTCTGATACTACAGGTTTTGGTTCTAGTTGAGGGTGTTTAGTTTCAAAACATTGTGAACAGGTTTTTAAATTATTCCATTCTTTTTTAAGTTCTAATAACTTGTATTGAAAACCACATCTATCACATAAAGCTAGAGCAAATTTTCCAGAAGCGTAAGCCATTATCCTGTGTAGGGTCTAATTCTAAATGAAGCCCTATCCTCATCTGTAGAAGAGGCTCTGTCAAACTCTTCTTCGTACATTTGTTTTAACATTTGTGTTTTTTCTGGGGCTTTTTTTACTGATATGTAATAAGCCAAACCAGCTGCAAAACAAGGATAGAACCTAAAAGGCATATCCATAGTGTTAAGAGCAGTATCTGCATCGTCCATTCTTACTATCTTATTAAAAACTAACACGTCTGTAGAATTTTCTGGAGCAGGCCATATTTTTAATATAGCTGAGTTTTGCTTGTCAAGAAAAAATTGAGATGGTCTTCCTGTAGTTGATTTGGTAGGAATATTTAGATACTCACTACGACTTAATCTTCCCATAGACAAATCTGTTGTTGTAGAGCCTTCTACTCTTCTTAAACTGCAATCAAGAACATCTACAACATTAGAGTTTAAAGTGTAATTTAACGTGTTTTCAATAACTGTAAGAGTTTCCTCTTGAATCGTCCATTGATTTAAACCTCTGTTAGCCCATTCAGCCAACATAAGATTAATAGATCGTTTTGCAGTTACTAGATCATAACCAGTACGAAGTTCTAGACCACATCTTTCAAAAGCTTCTTCAATAAAATCAGCTACATTAGGTTCAAAATTTGTACTATTTGATGTTGTCATTATTTCTTCTTAATTTTTTTTAAAGACTTTTCTATTTGTTTAGCTTGTTTTGCGTGCAACTTAGAAGCGCCTTTTAGTTCTTTAATTAGTTTTCTTTTTGCTGTTATGCTTAATTCTGTCATATTAATCTTCCTCTTGAGCGTATAAATTGTTAAATGTTACATTAGGGTCCATATAGCTCTCATGTTGTTCTGCTGAGTGTGTCCATTGCGAAGGCATAAAGTCTGGCGCTCCTTCACCTACACGCCATAAAGCAGGATTTGTTGCCCTTACTCTATTATTGGGTAAGGCTACAAAGTTACCAGTATACTCGCCAGCGTCTGTTAAATATAACACATGTGATTGCTTATGTTGAGCAGGGTCATCTGCTATTGAGTTATCAGTATAGTCTACAGTAAATAAATATTTACCTGTGTGGAATTCACCACCTATCTTACACATCCAAGGAGACGAGCTAACTCTATCCAAAACTACAACAGAATGCTCGTGACTTAAACAGTCCCAAGGTTGGGCTAAATGATCTTCCATAGGGTCTGGCCATTCTTCTAGAGGTATATCTGCTACTAAGGCTTGAATAGGCATTCTAGCCCACATAGCACCGCCATGAACGTTTTGCGCGTCTTCTTCATCGTCTATCTCACACCCAGTAAAAACTACCTGGAATGATAAAGACCTATCTGGCAATGTGTTTACAGCTATAACAAGAGCATGTAAATACTCTCCATGATACTTGCTATGATTTGCTGTAAATTCTTTTCTTACCCAGCATTTAAACTGAGGTATATTAGAAATTAAATATGACATAAGGGATGTAAATTAAACTTTACCGCCTTTGGCCATGTATTTAGTACCCTTCATTGACGCTCCACCTTTGGCCATGTATTTAGTACCCTTCATTGACGCTCCACCTTTGGACATATATTTAGTTCCTTTTGATGCTCCGCCCTTAGACATATACTTAGTTCCTTTGGCTGCACCACCTTTGGACATATATTTAGTTCCTTTTGATGCAGGTCCGCCCATTGCGTATCCTTTAGTTCTTTTAAACATTATTATCTCCTTTAAGACATTGTAGTTCTTTTGCGCTTGCTACTCATTACCTTACCACAACCTTTTGCAATAAATGAATTAGCTGGCCCGCCAGAACCTAGTTTTTTTCTTGTTGGTTTTGCTGTTTTAGCAGCATCTCTAAAATTTTTTGCGGTAGGAGCGCCTGGAGTACCAGGTTTTCTCATTTTTTCTCCTGAACCTTTAGCAATTCTATCTTTTTTTGCTTTTATATTTGCGTATAATCCTGTTTTTGCCATTAGCAACTCCAATCTTTGCGCGCCCAGTAGTTTGCACTACATCTGTCGCTTTTTATTCCACCACTTCTAGCACAATAACTTTTTTTTCTAGCAGCACTGTTTTTATGCATACCCATTTTTTTATCGCCAAAAGTAATTCTTTTTACTTTACCGCCATCACTACTGGGACACATAACATAAACTTCTTTACGTTTTTTACCAAAACCGCCATTGCCCTGTGGAATAGCCCTGGGTTTATTAAGTGTTACTTCTTTATTTTGCCATTTCGCCATTAGGCATGAAATACAGTCAATGTAAGAAAAGTAGATACAGTGTATTGAATATAAATACCATCAGTAAATATTACTCCCTCTTCTGGTATGACTACATCTCTTGTTGCATCAGCATCACCAACAGAACTTAATCCCATAATACTTGTTCCTGAAGGAGAAGTGTTTAAGAAATCAACAGTACCTGCAGTTGCTGTACTGGTTAGATAAATTCCTTTAAGTCTAGCTCTACCTGCAAATATAACATCTGCGGCTGAACCATTAACTCCTGCTGAAACATTACCTGCTGGATTACCAACGGCTGAAATACCCGATATAGTTAAAAAGTATTTAGTACCAGTAGCTGTACCAGCATTAGCACCTGTAATGGACTCGGTTTGAGCATCCCCATTAACATCAGTTCCTGTAACTGTAAACGATTTAGCTGCGTCATTCCCAGCCGAGAGGATAGTAACTACCCTCCCATGACTGAGTGTGACAGAACCACCGTCAGCTAACGCACCACCTATAGTAAGTGCTGCGTTATTTCCGACACTCGCTGCTGCGGAGATTCCATCTGCATCTAAGGCTACTGTGTCTGCGGTTATAGTGACCGCTTTTACATCTGATCTAGCCATAAGTTACCCCTTAAATAATACCTGTAAGGTTAATTAGTGAGTAGTCAGTCGTTACATTAACAATCATAACTGTACCAATCACTTGTATTACATCTCCTGCTGCTGGTCCTACTGCTCCTGCTGCACCTAAAGGCACTGCATGGTTGCCCACAACTAATGTACCTGAAGTTAATACAGCTTGTGGACCTGATACTGCAAACCAACCATAAGCACTTGCTGCCATATCGACAACAGTTACACCTAGTGTAGCGCCTGTAGTTGTAGCGGCTTGAACAATTTGCCCACTGCGTGGATCAGGAATTAATGTAATTCTTGAAGATGTTGTTATTGCAGTTGCTAAATCATCATAACAAGTAATAACTATTGATGGATCTGCTGAATGGTCATGTGCTGGGTTAGATTTAATTCTAAGCATTTGACCTTCACCAGCGGCATCATTTACATATAGATAACCATTAGCGTATTGATTTAGCGTAATGTCTGTACCTGCGGTTTCAACTGAAATTGCAGTTTCACCAGCAGCGACACCTGCGGTTGGAGTTAAATCAAAGTGATGTGCTATTGAAGCAGCGTGAGTTACACATTTACCTGCTGTTACAGCAGTTGCTGCTAATCTACCATAAGCATAAACAGTATTACCATAAAGTAATCTACTGCCTAAAGGAAATAACTCTGAAAGTCCTGAAGTAAACGGATCAACAGTATTATATTGGCTACCACCTTTACCTACGATAAAGTCAGCAGGACCATATCCTGTTGCTGCTACATACTGAGTATGCGCACCAGCATCAGTAAAAATATTACCATCTGAATTAATTACTAAACCATCAGCGATGGCTCCTGTTGCTGCGGTTACATCAATAGTTTTAAAACCATTCTCGGACCGGACTGGTCCATTAAACGTTGTATTTGCCATAATTAAGTCCCCTTAATTCCCTTACCGTCTTGGCGAGTCTGCTAGGTCAGTCGGTAAGTTCCATTGTGCCTAGATAAAATCTTCTTTCTTAGTTTATAGCAGATCCTACAAAAAAGAAAGGGCAGCTAAAAGCTGCCCCTCTTTTGTAACATAAGCTTAAATTAAGCTCCAGGAGTCCCAAATACAGCACGCCAGTCAGATACTCCGAAACTGTAACGTTCTCTTGCTTTAAAGCGAGAATTTCCAGTATCAAAGTCGCCTTCCATCGCTGTGCGAATAGGGGTTCTTTGGAATAATTTAAAACCATTTGGTGCATCAGTTTTAATGAAAAACGCATCAGTATCTGTCAAGAAGTGGTTAACTACCGCTCCTTCTGGGATCATACCCATAGAATTTACTGCGTTTACATCGTTATCTGCTGAACCCGGTCGCAAGTTTGAAGCAATTACACGTTCTGCAACAAATTGTAGTTCTTTAGGAATAATTAACTTCATTCCTCGAACTGCAATTTTAAGACCGCGTTCATCGGTTAAACC